GTTTGGTATCATATGATATTATGTATACAAATGATCTTGACAAACATACTTCTAGTTGGTATACTAGTGACATTAGCAATTAAATTATGATATGATGAAACATTTTTATGAAAAAAATAAATATATACTTGAGTCTGAAGTAAACAAGACATTCGAAGAAATACTATGGATGTCCGATGATGAATTTAGACAATGGTTAAAAGATATGAGAAATGAGATTGTCTATGCTTGGGATCATCTAGGTTTACCACCTAGAGTAGGTTTCGATGAACAGCAGATAATAGATCAATTCAATAAGATGTCTTCTTTTCCTGTACATAAGTTTGAATCTTTTAATGAAGAAACACAAGACACAGATGTAATCAGAAATACATCAGTGATAGGCAATGCCGCCAATCAATGGTTTCCTACTATGATGAAGACTAAGATAGTTTATAATGATGTAGCGAAAGCAAAATCTATATATGATCACTTTGCAGACGAAGATTTATTTAACAAAGTATATACTTATGGACATAGACATTTCAAGAGAGATAGCTTTTATCATTATAGTAATCCTATCAAACAAAATGAAACAATAAAGATAGGTACTATCAGTAAAAAGTTTTCATCTAGTATTGAGTTTATAGAATGGTTTGAAACTGTTGGTAGATCTTATGACACACACGACTATTGGTTGAAAGCTGATAAAGAACTAGAATATACTGGATATGATGACAAACTGAGAAATCTAAAATTCTTACAACTAACAAAAGAAGATATAGAGAAACTTAATATACCTGATAAATGTAAGACTAATATAGTAGATGACATAAATTTATATCAGATTATGTTTTTTGAAAAAGGACAGAAGATATTTCCTGTAGGTTTTAAACCTTTCAGAATATCTTGGTGTCAATATGCAGTTAACTTTCCTCCACTCACTGCGAAATATTTGTATGAGAAGTATACAGAACCATTCAAAGATCAAGATGTAATTAGAATCTGGGATCCTAGTTCAGGTTGGGGTGGACGTATTCTTGGTGCTATGTCAGTAAAAGATGACAGAAACATTCATTATATAGGTACAGATCCTAATACAGATCACTCTATCGAAGGTGGTACTAAGTATGAAGATTTAGCTAACTTCTTTAATACAAAGACATACAGAGGTAATGGTTTGTTTCCTCATACTAATACATATGAAATACATCAAGTCGGTTCTGAAGTATTTGAGTGTGAGCATAACAGTTTAGATATGATATTTACTTCACCACCTTACTTTGCTAAAGAGGCATACAGTGATGACGATACACAATCATATAAAAAGTTCGATGAATATAAATCATGGGTAGATGGGTTTCTAAAACCAACATTAAAGAATTGTTGGGATTATCTCAAGAATGATAGATATTTGCTATGGAATATAGCAGATGCTAAGTTTGGTAATACAATGCTACCATTAGAGCAAGATAGTATTGATGCTTGTTTAGAATTAGGGTTTGAGCATAAAGGTGTACTCAAGATGGCACTAGCACAAATGCCAGGTGGTAACAGAGTAGATGAAGAGACAGGTAAACCTAGAGCAAAGAATTTTTGTAAAGTAAATGGTATTTGGTTAAAATATGAACCTATATTTGTATTTTATAAAAAATAACTATTGACATTCATATCATTTTCCGTCATACTGTAAGAGTAATAAGAGAGAGTGATTCGAAATGACAATAAATATTCAATCAAAAGAAGTTCTTGCTAAACTACTAGCAACAGAAAATCTTACTGTTGTCCATCAGAATGTTTCTACTGCAAGTTTTCATACTAAAGATCGTGTCCTAACATTACCTATGTGGGACGATATGAAAAACTTTACATATGATCATTTAGTTGGACATGAAGTAGGACATGCACTTCATACAGATAGTGAAATGTGGGTGTCAGCTATTGAAAAGCATGGCAAAAACTTCAAAGGCTTTTACAATATTGTAGAAGATGCTAGAATAGAAAAGCTAGTACAGAGAACATATCCTGGCTTAAAAAGATCCTTCACACAATCATACAAGAAAATGTTAGCTGACGGTTTCTTCGGTAGAGATGAACAAGAAATAGATACTTTTGAACTTATCGATAGAATCAATGTTTATTTCAAGTGTGGTATGTCAACCGGTACAAAGTTTGCTGATGATGAAAAGAAATGGCTAGACGTTATTTCAAAGATAGAAACTCAAGAAGATGCTGAAAAAGTTGCTCTTGAGTTATTTGAGTTAGCAAAAGAGAAAAAAGAAAAAGAGCAACAGGCTCAACAAGAGTCAGAAGAGGAGATGGAAGAAGATGGAGAAAATGATGATAATTTCAGCTTTGGCGACAGTGACATGGATCATGACGATTATGATAACGATGAAGATGGAGACGATAGTGCTGAAGATGGCTCTGGCGAAGGTGAAGAACAAGACTCAGATCAAGAAGAAGATTCTTTAGAAGAATTAAAAAGTTCAGGTGAGCAAGGTGAAGATGATGCTGAAGAAATAGAAACACCCACAAAACAAGCATCTAACTCAAGAGTGGGTGCTACATCACCTGATCCTCTTGATCCTTCTTTACCTATCGCAGAAACTGATTCAACATTAGAAGATAACATCAAAACACTTAGTCCTGATAGTGATCACGAAGTTATCAATATCACATTGGATATGAACTCTAAGGCATATGAAGATAGAATTTTTGATTTCAAGAAAATACTTGCTATTGATACCTTGGTTCCAACATTAGATGCTGGTTCTAAGATGTACAAAGATTTTCAAGTGAATAACAAAAAAGCTATCAACTATATGGTAAAAGAATTTGAAATGAAGAAAAAAGCTTCTGAGTATAAAAGAGCAACAGTTTCTAAAACTGGTGTTCTTGATACACTCAAGATGAACAACTACAAATTCTCTGATGATATCTTTAAGAAAATGACAATCATTCCTGATGGTAAGAATCATGGCTTAGTTATGTTTCTTGATTGGAGTGGTTCTATGGCTTATAATCTTGGTAACACTGTTGATCAGTTATTAAACTTAGTTAGCTTTTGCCGACAAGTTCAGATACCTTTCCAAGTATATGCTTTCAATGATAATTCTACTCTAGCAAACGATATGTTTGGTACTTGGGACAAAAGAGTTAAAAGTTCTACCAAAGTAGGACATACAGTACTCAATAAAGATTTTCATTTACTAAAATTCTTTGACAACAAAATGTCAAGAACCGAGTTTCAAAAAATGTGTGCATTCACTCTAGCAATTGGTAAGTATTGGGAGAATAGATATAGAAGAGATAGTAAGTATGGTGAGTATTGGGTTCCTAGAAAATTCTGGTTGGGTGGTACACCTTTGAATGATGCAATACTTTCTGCTCATACAATTGTGCAAAAATTTCAGAAAGAAAATAGAATTGATATTGTCAATACTGTATTTCTAACTGATGGTGCTAGTAACCACAGTAATTACAATAGATCAGATAATACTACTAGTTCAATATCACCATACTCTGATACTTGGATCTTTACTAATCCTATCACAAAAAAGCAGTTCAGAATAGCATCTGCAAAAGGTTCATGGAGTTGTGTAGAAAAAGTAACACCAATGTTTCTTAAATCTCTAGCAGATTATACAGGTACAAATGTGATTGGTTTTCATATTCTTCCTAAGAATAAAAGAACTGCCTTGAATGAAATGAGTTCTAATATCTCACAAGGTATTAAAGAAACCATGTGGAACAATGTGATACAAGATGGCTTTGTTGTAAATACTTCAAGTGGATACACAAAGCAGTTTCTTATTCAAGGTTCTAAGCTTGCAACATCTAACGGTGCTATCGTTGTTGATGATGGTGCTACCAAAGGTAAGATTAGACAAGCTTTCAAAAAAGCCACTACTGGTTCCCGAACTAGCCGAGTGATGTTATCGCAATTTATTGAATTAGTTGCTTAATTATTTACTTGACATTTTCGCTCAGTATGGTACTATAATAGTGTAAGTGATTCGTTATTAACTAAATTGAGAGGTTTTTATATTATGTATTTATCGCCACGAAAAAAAGTTTTTGTTGATACCGCCGCCAAGTTGTTTGGTGCTGGTACTGTTATTAATCGTGACAATGTTAAAACTGCCGCCGATGAGGCATCGATCCCGTTTCCTTGGTGGTTTACTAAACACGCCAAGATTGGTTACAATCAGTTTCAAATACCAGCTAGTGGTCCAGAAACTGTAACTGCACCTATGACAAGTGCAACACCTGTCGTGTCTACCGATGCACAGGTTAACTTACAACCAGCACCTAAAGTTTCTCTCTCAGTAGAGACAACTGCTTTTACAGAAAATCTGATACCAGCAGTTGATCCTTTGTTTGTTCCTTTTGGTAACTTTGCAAAGGTAAAACAGATAATATCATCGAAAATGTTTTATCCTGTTTATGTAACTGGCTTATCAGGTAACGGTAAGACATTTGGTATTGAGCAAGCATGTGCCCAAGCCAAGAGAGAAGTTATTCGAATTAACTTCACTGTAGAAACTGATGAAGATGATCTTATCGGTGGCTTTCGACTCATTGAAGGTGATACGAAGTTCTTCAAAGGTCCTATTATCAATGCAATGGAGAAAGGTGCCGTTGCTCTATTAGATGAACTTGACTTGGCAAACCCTGCCAAAGTTATGTGCTTGCAATCAATACTTGAAGGTAAAGGTTACTTCATTAAAAAGACAGGTGAGTTTATCAAGCCTGCTCCCGGTTTCACTGTGCTTGCTACTGCAAATACAAAAGGTAAAGGTTCTGATGATGGACGATTTATCGGTACTAACGTCATGAACGAGGCTTTCTTAGAAAGATTTCCTATCACTGTCGAGCAAGAGTATCCTCCTGTTTCTACTGAAAAGAAAATACTTTCTAAAGTGTTTACTGATTTGAATCTTTCCGATGATGACTTTGTTGGTAAGCTTGTCGATTGGGCTGACATTATCAGAAAAACTTTCATGGACGGTGGTGTCGATGAAATCATTTCAACCAGAAGGCTAGTTCACATAGCAAAAGCTTTTTCAATTTTCAATGACAAAATGACTGCCATTGATATGTGTATCAACAGATTCGATGAAGACACCAAGTTGTCTTTCAAAGATCTTTACACTAAAATTGATAGTGAAGTTTCTGACATACCTAACACTGCCGTTGAGAATGAAGAAGAAATTCCATTCTGATAATTAATTTAAATTTTCTGAAAAGCCTGTCTTGACAAGAGATGGGCTTTTTAGTATACTAATACTAATATTATGAAAAGGAATATAATTTGGAAATAGAAATTGAATTGGCTGAATTGCGAAAGAAAAAGATTTTCGTAGCCACACCTATGTATGGTGGTATGTGTCACGGTATGTATACTAAAGCATCGTGTGACTTGGCGAAGATAGCCCAAGCATATGAGATGGATGTTAAGATGTTCTATCTCTTTAATGAGTCTCTAATCACCAGAGCAAGAAATTATTGTGCTGATGAATTTTTACGTAGTGACTATACTCACATGTGTTTTATAGATTCAGATATTGGTTTTGATCCTAATGATGTATTGACACTAGCCATACTTGCTGATGAAGGTAAGAGAGATATTGTATGTGGTCCATACCCGAAGAAAACTATTGCTTGGGAAAAGGTTAAGAAAGCAGTTGAAATGGGATATGGAAATAAGAACCCTAACGAACTAGAAAACTTTGGTGGTGATTATGTATTCAACCCTACCAGTGATGCTTTAGAAATGAGATTAGATGAACCGGTTGAAGTTCTTGAAGGCGGTACTGGTTTCATGATGATAACTAAAAATGCTTTCAAAAAATTCGATGAAGCATATCCAGATTTGAGATACTATCCAGATCACGTTAGAACAAAACACTTTGATGGTAGTAGAGATATTGGTATGTACTTTCAAGCATTGATAGATCCAGAATCAAAAAGATATCTTTCAGAAGATTATATGTTCTGTCAGTGGATGAAAAAAGCTGGAGTATCTACATGGTACTGTCCGTGGATGAAACTTTCTCATACCGGTAGCTATGTGTTTGCTGGTAGCTTGTTGGACTTAGCACAACTTGGCGTATCTGCAACTGCTGATCCAGAAGAGGTTGAGAAAACTAAAAAGAAAGATCCACCTAAAGGTATACAATTAAATTTAGGGGAAGTTGAATGAGTGAAAAACCTAACTTCAAATTTGGTGAAGATAAGATTCTCAAAGAGTTGTATGATTACGTATCTGCAACTTACAAAGGACACTATTCTACAAACCAGTTTCAATCCACAGAATTTATAATCGATTGTGGACATGGCGAAGGTTTTATGCTTGGTAATATAATCAAGTATGCACAGAGATATGGTAAGAAGAATGGTAAGAATAGAGCAGACTT